GGCAACCGAACCTTCGGCTTCCTGAACGATCCGAACCTGCCGGCCTTCCAGACCGCTCCGAGTGGCGGCTGGGCCAACGACTTCCAGGCCATCATCGGCGACTTCCGCGAAGGCATCCGCCGTCTGCGTGTCCAGTCCCAGGACATGGTCGATCCGCAGGCCGTTGAGATCACCGTCGCGCTGCCGACCAGCAAGGTTGACCTGCTGTCGGTGACCACCGACTTCGGCATCAGCGTGATGGACTGGTTGAAGCAGACCTATCCCAAGCTGCGTGTCGTATCCGCCCCGGAACTCTCCGGTGTGCAGATGGACGGTGCCGAAGCGCTGGACGCCATGTACTTCTTCGCAGAAGACATCGACAGCTCCGTCGACGGCTCCACCGATGGCGGTGACGTGTTTGCTCAGCTGGTACAGAGCAAGTTCATCACCCTGGGCGTTGAGAAGCGCGCCAAGTCCTACATCGAGGACTTCAGCAACGGCACCGCTGGTGTGCTCTGCAAGCGTCCGTGGGCTGTGGTGCGCTTCATCGGCATCTAAGCCTTCTGGCGTTGAACCGAAACGGGCGGAACTTCCGCCCGTTTCTCTATCCCGACTCTGAGTGTGCTGTAGGGGCCTCCAGGGCGTAATTATTAGGACTACAAACCATGACTGTATACGTTATTTCGACCATGACCCAGAACGTGTCCTACAACCTGTATGACACCACCAAACGCGACCAACCCATCTTCCTCAAAGGCATCCTCATTCGTGGCGGCGCCGGCATCAACTCGGCCCGTTCCGGCTTCGGTGAGATGCAGAACGATGCCGAAGGCCGCCCGATCTGGACTGCCGAAGGTTTCGTCACCCCGGTCAGCGAGGCTGATTGGGAAATCCTCAAAGAGAACAAAGTATTCAGGAAGCACATGGATGCCGGCTACATCAAGACGACCAAGTCGGATATCGTCGGCAACCACCGCGCCGTCCAGAAGGAATCGCGCGGCATGCAGCGTGACGGCTTCCAGCCGCTCAACAAGGATACCATCAAGCAGAAGGTGAAGGTGTCCACCAGCTTCGCTCCGCAAGAGTCGGAATTCCGCCTGTAACAAACGAGGTCCGATATGGTCACGCTTGACATTGCTAAATTCCGCGTACTCTTCCCGGCTTACAAAGACCAGGTGGCGTATCCGGATTTGATGATAGAAATGTATTGGGAGCTTGCCACCCAGTTCATTTCTGCTGACGATTGCCCATATCGGACCTTGAGCGGAAAAGTCCTTGAGACTTGCCTTTACTACTTGACCGCGCACCTTTTGGCCCTCGGCACCATGCAAACCGCTGGCGCTGGCGGCCAGGGCCAATCGGCTGGTGGCGTTCAAGGCGGTTTCATCACCTCCGCGACCGTGGGCGAGGTCAGCGTGGCCAAATTGGCACCTCCGGCCACCAACGGCTGGCAGTGGTGGTTGGCCAGCACGCCCTATGGCCAGGCCCTCTGGGCGCTGCTAAGCGTGAAGGCTGTGGGCGGATTTGCCATCGGCGGACTCCCGGAGCGTGAAGGCTTCCGGAAAGTCGGGGGAGTATTCTTTTGATACCGGGCGTCAACCTCCTTTCCCTGGCCTTCAGTGTGGTCGGCACCTCCCTGGTGCCGTATCGCAAGGCCGATGGCCGAACCCAGAACGAGCTGCGCCAGTTCGTGTCCTCTTATGGCGTACCGTTCCACGTCAACGCCTCGGTGCAATCGGTCAAGCAATCGGTCTATCGCCAATTCAACCTGGACTGGCAGAAGCAATATGTCAGGATTTTCGTATCTCTGGACGTCATAGACCTGGAGCGCGACAACCACGGCGACCAGTTCATCTGGGGCGGCCAAACGTTCCAGCTACAAGATCGCAACACCTGGTTTATCCAAGATGGATGGTGTGGCGCGCTTGCCGTCGCCATCGGCCCGGCTCAGTTCGAAGTTCCGGCCCCGGCCCCGGACGAAGGTGAAGGCGATGAAGGACAATGACCTGCTGATCTTCGTCGGCAATATGATCGAGGAAGGTCTGGCCCACTGGAACGTCGCGGCTGAGATCGTCCAAAAGCCTCTCCCGGACCAGCAGGGCACGCCAAGCGCGCCAACGGTATTTTTCGAGCGCATGTTTGACCTTCACCACGGCTCGCCGCAAGTCGGTCTTTCGCACATCACTCCGGCCCGCGAGTTCAAAGAAAGCGAGCGCCAGGTGGTCAACACCGTCATCCAGATCAGCTGCCGATATCGCCAAGACCCGCTGGTCACGTCAACTCCGACAGCGCCGGATTTGGCCAACATGATGAAGATGTTTCTGCAATCCCGCTATTCCATTGCCAAGTTCAAGGCAGTCGAAGTTGCGATGCTGCGTGTAACTGACGTTCGCAACGACAAGTTCGAAAACGATCTGCACCAGTTCGAATCCTTCCCAAGTTTCGATATCACTCTGATCCACAATCGAGTCTTCGAATTCATCACCCCTGCTGCATATAGCGCTGAGGAAGAGTTCATCACAGGAGTTTGACATGGCCGGCTCCAAGATGATTGAGGAACACATAAAGAACCTCAAACAACTCAAAGGCAAACAGGTGGAGGCTGGCTGGTTCGAAACGGCCCGCTATCCTGCCGCAGAAGGCAAGGAAGGTATCCAGGTTGCTCGCGTTGCCCGTATCCAAGAGTATGGTGGAACTATCGACCATCCGGGCGGGACAAAGTATATTACGGACGCGGCAACCAAAGATCGATTCCTTGGCACTCGATTCGTCAGAAACGATTTCGAGGGCGATCACGAAGTCACCAAGCCGCACAAGATTGAGATTCCAGCGCGACCGTTCATGCGGCTTGCCTGGTTGATGTTCCTTCAACAAAGGAGCAGCATTCAGAAGGCGATAGCAAATAAGATGGCCAATGGTGAGATATCCGCCGAAGAGGGCCTGGCTCAAATCGGGATGGCATTGGAAAATTGCATCGCACAGAGCATCAAAAATGGAAATTGGCAGACAAACGCGCCGTCCACAGTTAGAAAGAAAGGCTTTAACAAGCCTCTGATTGATTCGGCGCATATGCTCCAGTCCATAAGCAGCAAAGTCACTTAACAGGAGACTCCAAAGTGATCAGTCAAAAACGCTATGTAAACATCGTCTCTGGCGTAGGCGCCGGTGCTGCGGTGGCGGAGCGCAAACTCATTCTCCGCATCATCACCCAGAACCCGCTTCTTACTCCGGGCGTCATTGCCGAATTCGGCACCGCTGATGTAGTCGGCCAGTTCTTCGGCTTCAACTCCGAAGAGTACAAGCGCGCCCTGCCCTACTTCGGCTTCATCAACAAGAACATCCAGGCTCCGAGCGTCATCAGCTTCGCGCGCTGGGTCAACTCGGCGGTTCCGTCGATGCTCGTTGGCGACAGCCAGCCGAAGAACATTGCCAGCTTCACCCCGGTGACCACTGGCTCGCTGACCGTCAACCTGGGCGCCGTCACCAAGAAGTTCACCGCCATCGACCTGTCGGCCTCCACCGACCTCACCGACGTCGCGGCTGACCTCCAGGCGGTCCTTGTCGCTGACACCGATTTCGCTGGTGTGACCGTCACCTATTCGACCAACACCAACGTCTTCACCCTCACCGGCCCCGGCGCTGGCCCCGGCTCTGCGGCCATCTCCGTCACCCCGACTGGCGAGGCCACCGACATATCGGCCCTGCTGGGCTGGGGCACCTCTGGTTCCGTTCTGGTAGTCGGCCAAAACGCTGACACTCCGGACGTCGCCGTGGCCAAGTCCGCTGCCGTCTCCAACAACTTCGGCTCCTTCGTCTTCACCAACGCCGAAGGCCGACTGGCCAACGCCGACGTGAAGAAGGTCGCGGAGTGGAACGACACGCAGAACAACATGTACATCTACAGCGTGCCGACCCCGCTGGCGAACGCCTCCGCGTTGTTCGATCTGGTAAAGGGCCTGAGTGGCTGCGCGCTCAACATCCTTTCCACCACTCAGCTCAACGACTATGTTGAGCAGATTCCGTGCGAGATTCTGGCCGCGACCAACTTCAACCAGCCAGCGGCGAACCAGAACTACATGTTTTATGAATTCGACCAGCGCAACGTGACGGTCAGCGACGACCCGACCGCCGACCTGGCCGACTCCCTGCGCTGCAACTACATCGGTGTGACCCAGAACGCTGGCCAAAGCCTGGCATTCTACCAGCGTGGCATCCTGTGCGGCGGCTCGCAAGACGCCGTTGACATGAACATCTATGCCAACGAGATGTGGCTCAAGTCGACCCTGGCCAGCACCTTCCTGCGTCTGTTCCTGGCAGTCGGCGCGGTCCCGGCGAGCGCCCTGGGTGAAGCCCAGCTGCTGGCCGTCGTCCAGCCGGTCATCACCTCGGCTGTGAACAACGGAACCTTCAGCTATGGCAAGACTCTGGACGCCATCCAGCAGCAATACATCAGCAGCATCACCGGTGATGTGAATGCTTGGCGTCAGGTCCAGACTCTCGGCTATTGGATTGACATCCGCTTCGAATCGTATGTCAACCAAAACACCGATCTGACCGAGTGGAAGGCGGTGTATCGCCTCGTCTACTCCAAGGGTGACGTCATCCGCTTCGTGGAAGGCTCTGACGTAATGGTCTAAGCCTGGCCGCCCGGTTGAATGGCCGGGCGGTTTTCGATACAATCAGGACTCCTTAGAGGACGCACCATGATCAACATTTCCGGCTTCTCCCTTTCGGCCATCTGCGTGGCCAGCAACACATTCCCCAGCGGCGTCTCGCTGTCGGCCTTTGCCGATGATACCGACCCGATGGACTCTCCCGACTTCACCGCTGCCGACACCGCAATGGGCCTGAACGGCGACCTGGTCGTTTGGACCCGTCCGGGCGGCATCGAGATGGTGTTTGGCATCATCCCGAACAGCGAAGACGACATCAACCTGGAGGCCCTGCTGAACGCTAACCGCGTTGGCAAGTCCAAGTCCGGCTCCCAGGACATCATCAGCATCGTTCTGAACTATCCGAACGGCAAGAAGGTGACCGGCTCCAACGGCGTCATCACCCAAGGCCCGCTGATGCCTTCGGTCGCCTCTTCCGGTCGCCTGAAGAGCCGTGTGTATCGCTTCCGCTTCGAAAGTGTGACCCAAGGCTAATCATGTTCAGAATCCCACTAGCAGCGATTCCAAATCAGGCCATTTCGTTCAACGTTGACGGCGCATTCTGGTCGATACATGTCTATCAGGCAATCGATCACATGTATGCCGACGTCAGCCGCAACGGCGAGGTGTTGATCACTGGAACTCGCTGTCTAGTGGGCGAGCCACTGATGCCTTATCAGTTCATGCACTTGCCGAACTATGGCAACTTTCTATTTGATGCCGATCCGGACTGGACCACCTTTGGCGAGTCGTGCAACTTGTTGTATTTGACTCTTCCAGAGTACAAAGAATTCACCGGCTTGAGGGTGGCTTGATGACAACTTCCAGCCTTCGCACCAACATCAACAATGACCTGTTTCTGTTCGATGGCAGGAACTTGGAGTTGGTGAATAACATCGAAGCGTGCGCACAAGACGTCCGCAGTCGCACTTTGATGCGCCTTGGTGAAGACATATATGACGTGACGGCAGGCGTCGGCTACTTCGAATTTGTATTCACTCCGCAACAGAACTATGATGCGGCTCGCAAGAGCCTCATCGATGCCATATCCAGCAGCCCTGATGTCGTCAGCATTGACTCTCTGGATATTCAAGTTGGCAGCGGCATATTCAATTTCCAGGCCGTTGTCTCCACTCTCCACGGTAGAACAAGGGTGACAAACTCATGAAGACCAAACCTTATAACGTCCAATACGCCAACGGCGTGATGCGAGTCGACGGCAACAAACGCAGCCTCAAGCTGAACCCGCTGCCGAGCTTCGGGCCTTCCCCGGACCAGATGCCGCGCGGCCAGGAGTTGCCCGCATCGCCGGACATTGGCGCGACCGTCGCCCCGGACCTTGGCCTTGGCGTCGATCAAGGCCTGGCCGCGCCAATGTCCGCCCCGGTCGTCGAGCCGGCCCCGGTCGTCGAGCCGGCCCCGGTCGTCGAGCCGGCCCCGGTCGTCGAGCCGGCCCCGGTCGTCGAGCCGGCCCCGGTCGTCGAGCCGGCCCCGGTCGTTGAGCCGGCCCCGGTCGTTGAGCCGGCCCCGGTCGTTGAGCCGGCCCCGGTCGTTGAGCCTGCACCGGTAGTGGAAGAGCCTGCACCGGCCCCGGTCGCCAAAACCACCACCAAGAAGTAAGGTCGAAAGATGGAAGACATCAGCGGGTTTGGAACAGAAATAATGATTTTGGCGCTGCAGTCCTTCCCTATGGGCTTCAGCTTGTCCAAATTCGCTGATGACACCGACCCGATAAGCGCCAAGGAGATGGAGCCGTTTGGCTATGAACCGCTTTATGACGGCACCATCTTCACCTATGCCCAGGCCGCGCCAATCGAGGTCAGTGTATCCGTCATTCCGAATAGCGACGAAGACATCAACCTGAAAATCCTCCTCGGCAACAAGAAGGGTGGCCTGTCCCTCTTCCCGTTTGAGGATATCACCACCATGGCAATCTCCTACCCTGATGGCGGTAGGACGGTCCTAAGCCACGGCAGCATCCTGCGCGGCCCGGCCCTGGACTCGATCCAAAGCACCGGTCGCAGAAAGAGCAACACCTACACGTTCGTGTTCGGCACCGTCACCGGCGCCCAATCGGCCAAGCAGCTGATTGCCGGTGGAATCCAATCGGCCTTGGGGTTCTTTGGTTGAACATAATAGACCAACTCATTGGCACCAAGGCTTGTGAGTTCATCGATATGTCAACGGACATGCCGGTCCTTCCGGACGTCCGCGTGGCCTCGGTGATGATTCGCCTGCAATCCGACCCGATGCGCCACCACATGGAAGACGGATCACTGTTCATCGACACCAGGGTGCCGCGCCCGAACATTATGACCATCCAGATATTTTGCCCGAACCTGGACGCGGTCAATCAAGTCAACGCGGTGATGGCCAACCGACACTCTTTGTACACCATCAAGTCGCGCGGCCTTAGTCTTCGGTCGATGAAGCTGAACTCCATGGCGCCGGAGCAGACGCCCAAGGTCTTGTCAGCGACCCCGATGACTTTGGAATTCAGGCAAATCATCGTCCAGAACGTTGCCCCGGTCCTGTTTCGCCAGGCCAGCGACTCCAAGTTGGTTGATCGCGGCATCTCCCTGATAGAAGACGCAAAAGAAAGCGTGCTTGGCGTTGTAGACTCAGTCAACAAGGCCGTTGGCCAGGCGACCGAGCGAGCCACAAACTTCATAGGCAACATATGAACGCCATTGATGCGATAATCCAGCCGCGCGTCTTCAAAGTGCGTGACCTTTATACTGCCCTTATTGTTTGGGACAAGTTGAAGATCAGGTCCGTCACGCCATATATCGACTCTGATACCTCTGACAGTCCGGTCGCCATCAAGGATTTGACTGATGTTAACTTGGCCATGGACCAGACCAACAAGGACTCGCGCAACTCCAAAATCATCAAGCCGGTGAAGTTGTTGGTTCGCGCTATGTGCGACGACATCACCACTTTGGAATCGATGATCGACAGCTTCTATGATGTCGAATCGACATTTGAAATAACAACCAAAGAGTTCATCGCAGATAACATGGCGCTGACTCGCATACAAATCGAGCAGACGCCAAAGATCATATCTGCCAACGTCATCGAATTTGAGATGGAGCAAGTCGAAAAGACAGTTATGGACCAATTCGATCCAAAGAGTCCATCTGATGAATCGACTTTTGGCGTCAAAGTCCAGGACCCAAAAGCAACTTCGATATCCGAAGGCATTTCCAACGGTGTTTCCACCTTTACTTCGTCCGCTGAGGCTCTGTATAATAAAGTCCTTTCCTATATTGGGTAATGGACATGATTGAGATAACCGGTCGCCAAGGACAACTCAAGCAAGTTGAGTTGCTTCACTTCTCCGCTCTGGACGGGTGGGATATCCAGATGCGCTTCCTGGACTTCGCGGCCACCACCGACAAGGCATTTCGTCGCGCCTTCGTTATGGAAATCCTGCAATACGCTCGCGTCGTCGTCGGTGACCACGTTTACCCTTTGGCGACTGATGGCCTGATCGATAACCACTTGGAGACGTGGACGAACATCCAGGCGGTGTTTGAGGCCGTCCTCCTGCACAACGGCATCGATCCGGTGACTCACGCGAGCAAGCCGCATTTTTGGGCCAATGCCGGCTCCGAACTGGCCGTGGCCTTTATCGCTGAATGTACCAAGCTCATGGGGCCTGCCTTTGAGCTGGCTGGACAGGCCGCTACTCAAGAGGGCTGATCATGGCCACCGAGATGGACACTTTTGTCCTTCAGTATCAAGTAGAACTGAAGGACGCCATCAACCGCCTGGAGCAGTTGAACCAGCGGGTTGAAGTCGTCAACAAGGGACCGGGAAAGGCGCGCAAGGAATTCAGCGAGTTTGCCCGCGAGGCCGGCAACGAGATTGGCCGCCTCATCCCTGGAATGGACAAGGTCGGCGCGGCGACGTCCGCCATGACCGTTGGATTTACCGCTGCCTCTGCCGCAGTCGCCGCCCTTGGCGCTGGTATTTTGTCCGTCATCAAGCTTCGCGACCAATTCAACCAGCAGCGCATGGTCGGCATGGACGTCGGCATGTCCGGCATGCGCCTGGAAGAGATTGAGCGGAAGGTCGCACGAACCTCCGGTGGCACCATCACCCGCGAGCAAACCCGCGAGAACGTCAAGGGTGTATCCGATCTGATCAAGCGAGCGTACACAGACCCGACCCGCTCCGGCACTGAGAACCGATTCCTGCGAATCATGGGCATGAATCCGGGCGCACTTGGCGGCCCGATGCTTGGTACCAAGGATGCGCTTGTCCAGTTGGCCACCCGCTTTCAGAAGATGGGACCGGAGCGCGCCCAGGGCGTTTCCGAGCAGGCCGGCATCAGCAAGGACTTCGCGCTGACTATGGCGAAGCTTGGACCGGAAATCGGCAAGGTCACCGAGATGACTGCGCAAGAAATTGACGTCCGCAAGCAGGCGGAAGCCGACCTGGCCAGATTCAATGATGAAATGGCCAAATTCAGCGACAGCGTCAACCAGCTGCAAATCAGCCTCGGCTCCAAACTCCTCCCGGTGCTCAACAAGATCATCGAGAAGGTGAAAGAGATTTCCGACATAGCAGACCAGTATCTGCCTGATGCCGATGAAGTCGCCTCGCCGGGCACCCCGGAAAACAAGCTCATCAAAAACTTCTGGGCCGATGGCTTCCCTGGCATCGCCATGGGCAAATACGCCGTCGACAAGAGCAAGCAAGCCTACAACTGGGCTTTCGGGAAGCCAGAGGCCGGCGATGGCCAGCGCTTGGCCGGTCTTGGCCAGGACGCAGCGAGAAAGGGCCTGCCATTGTCCGGGCCTGACCTCTTGATGCCGTCGCGTAACGGCCAAGAGAGTGGCCAGCAGGGCGCACGCATCCTATCGGCAATCGAAGGCCAGAGCCGGAACGTGGCCGAAGGTCGCAAAACCGCTGACGAGCTGATCGATCAGGCCGACCGGAACAACCAGCTGGGCCTGCAGACGGCTTCGCAGATGTCGCTGGCAGTCAACATGTTCAACAGCGCCGTCGCGACCTTCTCCAATGCCATCGATGAGCGCCAGGCTTGGGCCGCTTGGGCCGGTATGGTCGGTCAGGCCTCCGGTCTGGGCAGTACCACCCAAGGCCCGCAGCGCACCGACCCGCTTCCACGCAAGGCAGACGGCACGCCGAACTGGAGCGCGATGAGCAGCACCGGAAATTACGATCCAATCAGCGGCACGACTCCTGGAGGCACTCCGGTACTCGCAAAGCCGTCTGCGAATCCGCCAGTCAAGACGCCATACGACGACATATTTGCCAAGGCCGCGCAAAAGTACAACCTGAACGTCAATTGGCTCAAGGCTCAAACGCAAGTTGAGTCCAAGATGGACCCGATGGCCACCAGCGGAGCCGGCGCCCAGGGCCTTATGCAGCTGATGCCAAAGACTGCCAAGTCACTTGGCGTCCGTAACGCATACGACCCCTATGAGAACATCATGGCCGGCGCCAAGCTCATGCGGGAGAACCTGGACCGAACCGGCAGCTATGAAGATGCCCTGCTGATGTACCATGGCGGCACGAACCCGGCCAACTACGGCCCGCTGACGCGCTCTTATCCGGACAAGGTCAAACTTGAGTTGGAGGCCCTGGAGCGCGCCCAAGGCATTCGTTCGCCGTTGCCGGCGGACCTGCCTGCAGCGCTTGCCGGGCACAACGATTGGACGTCCAGCCCGATTCCGCAGCCGCAGCGCGCCCCGGTGGAAGCCAGCAAGTCCAACGGACAATCCTCCAACCTGCCGGCATCGCTCAACGGCCAGGGCGATTGGGCAAAAAGCCCGAACCCGAACGCCCCGAATACGCCAGTGGCAGATGCCCGTTACTTTGACACAGGACGCGCCGGGGCCAGTGGCGGCGAGAACCGCGAGAAGATCAACAAGGTCACCGTTCAAGCGAACATCGCCCAGGCCCTTGGCGTCCCGGTCACCCAGCTCCAGCACGGCGCCGTGAACCGCGACGATGTCGCCTGGAAGGTCGCCCAGCTGGAGGCCGGCTATCAGAACCACAAGACGCGCATCCAGACGGAACTGTCCAACCAGATGTTGACAGACAGCGCACGCGCAGAACTGATGGAGCAGTACAAAATCCAGGAAACCGGATTGACCGCCCTCCGCGCATTTGGCGGCGACGTCATCCAGGACCAGCGCCAAGGACCGCGCGAAATCACCGTGGGTGAGCGCGCAATCCAGATCAACGTCAATGGCGTCGGAAGCCCGCAGGAGACTGCCGAGGCCGTGCGAGGCCGCGTGCAAGACGGCCTCAGCGACATCGTCAACAATGCCTCGGATGGGGTTAAGCTCTGATGAAACGTCGCCTACTACGGGTCACTTTCACACTCCAAAACAACAAGGTCGTTTTGGACGAAACTCTGCAGCTGCGGGTGCGCATCCAGAAGGCAGCGCTGGCCATCCAGGCCCGCGCCGTCGTGGAGGTCGTCGGCATGTCCACCGAGATGCGCGAGGGCCTGCTGTCCCAGTTCACCGCCTGGAACAACCGCCTGGTCCAGACCGGCCAGGCGCCGGAGCCGTTCGTAAAGGTCACCATCGAGGCCGGCTATTCTGAACGCCGATCCGAGAACCTGGCCGTGGTCTTCAAGGGCGAAGTCGCCATGGTCGATCCCTCGTCCACCCCTCCGGATATTGGCGTCAAAATCACCTGCTTCACGCGCCAAGTCGACAAGACGAAGTGGGTGACTAATCGCACGCCATCCTCCATGCGCTTCTATGATCTGGTGGCCTGGGTTTCCGATCAAATCGGCTTCGGCAGCAACTTCGTTTGTGAGACGTCCTTCAATGACACGCCAATCGAGAACCCGGCGCGCTCCATCCAGACCGTCGCCGGCCTGATCCCATACATCCAGGACTTGTATAAGCCGGACGTCGCGGCATTCATCGATGACGACGTGCTCATAGTCAAGGACCGCGACAAGGTCATCAGCCGCGAACAACTCGTGCCTCTTGATGTCTTCGTCGGCATCCCCTCGTGGACCGAGTGGGGTGTGGAATTCACGACCATCTTCAATCCGTCCATACGCCTCGCTGGCGCCGTCAACCTGACCTCCAAGATGAACCCAGGCGTCAACGGCAACTATGTCCTGACGTCGTTGGAGTACGATCTGAACAGTCGCGACCGAGCATTTTACGTCAAAGGATTCGGCAGCCCGCCGTCAGCATAACATGGCCAGACAAACCAGAGAATTCACCGCATTCGGCATCGCCTATCGCACCAAGCAATTCGATGCCGTTTCTGGTATGCGCTTCGTTGATACTCGTGGCGCCGATCACCCCTGTCGGATGTTGGCGACAACCGAGGCTTGGCACGATGGCGCCTGGCACTCGTTGGCGACCCCGGAGAATATCAACCGTTACGTCTATGACGGTGCGCGCTGCGTCTCGCCGCTGATGGTTCTGCGCGGCATCGTCAGCGTTATCCGGGAGTTCAATTTCTCTTTCATCGGCACCTGGAAGGGCGTCAGGGTTCCGTCCAGATTCTTGACTGACGTGGATGGCGTGGCCTCCCAGAACGTCCTGCCGATGATCAGCGCCTTGATCCAGCAGGAGGCCGCCAGCCTCAAGGAGTTGGAAGAGTATTATTCTCTGGAGGACGCCTTCAAGATGTTTGATGTGATGACTTCCAAGGGCGTGAACGAGGCCCTTGCCAATGAGCGGGCAATGAAGAAGGCCGAGCGACGCTGATTTACCTGGGCGTTGCACCCGCTTATAATTGGGACTTGAATCAGCGGGTGCCATCAGAATGTCCAATCAACAATCGATCCTCTCAGCATCACAGCCGGACAAGTCCAAGCAGCTCGCGGCGATAAAGGAGCTGCTTCGCAAAGCCGTCATCTTTGATGATAACGTGCTACCGGCGCAAATCCTTCAGTATGACCGCGAGTCCAACCTGGCCACGATCAAGCCGCTGATTGCTTGGGTCGGGACCGACGATAAATTGCATTCTCGGCACGAGATTGACAACGTACCGGTCATATCTCTGGGCGCTGGTGGATTCCACATCAACTTCCCGATCAAGGCCGGCGACCTGGGCTGGATTTACGCTTCCGACCGCGACATCTCCCAGTTCAAAGAGACGTTGGCCGAGTCGCAGCCTAACTCTGGCCGCCTGCACACGTTCGAAGATTGCATGTTCATTCCTGACGTCTTCCGCCAGTATGTTATTCACGCAGAAGATGCCGATGCCATGGTCATCCAGTCGACCGATAGCGCAACCCGGATCAGCATTCGCGGCGACAACATCAAAATAACGACGCCCAGCAAGATAACGCTGGACACTCCGTTGACCGATATCACCGGAAACGTCAACATTCAGCAAAACTTGACGGTGCTTGGGATTTCAACTCTGAAGAACACCACTGTCAACGACATTAACGTGTCCTCTCACGGACACCAAGAGACTAACAGCGGAAGGACCGCAGGGGGCATGGTATCGTGACCGAGTATATTTATTCACGCGAAACGGGCGCAATTTCTGTCGATACGGCAGACATGCTGGAAGAGGTCCAAAACGAGTTCAAGACGGCCCTTGGCCAGAGCCTCAACACACAATCCAACACGCCGCAAGGCAGCCTCATCACTGCCGAAGCAATCGCGCGTAACGATGTTATGCGCAACAACGCAGAATACGCAAACCTGCTCAACCCGGACCTGTCCTATGGGCGGTTCCTGGATGCCATCTGCGCCTTCAACGCCATCGGTCGCGGCGAGAACCAGGCAACCATCGTCCGCAAGGTTCTGCTTGGCGGAAACCAGGCCACCGTTATCCCGGCAGGTTCGCGTTTGCAGGACCAAGACGGCGTGATATTCACGACCATTGACCAGGTCACCATCCCGGCTTCCAAAGCCATAGTCGTGGACATCATCGCGTCTGAGCCGGGCGCCCTGGAAGTCCCGGAGCAAGACCTGACCATCATCGACGGCGTCATTGGCTGGGGTTCGGCAGAGGTCACCCTGACTTCCGTGGTTGAGCCTGGTTCGACGGCGCTGAAGGATGGCGCTCTGAAGAACGTCCGGCGCCGTCGCCTGGCCGCCCTCGGCATAGGCTCTTCCGGGGCAATCCTGGCATCGGTCCTGGCCGTGCCCAACGTCAGGTCGGCGCTGGTGGTGGAGAACAATACCGGGGCCACCGGGCTGGTCAAGGGCGTGACCTTTACCCTGCCCAACGCCGTGTGGGTTTGCGTGGCCGGCGAAGCCGTGGTGGACGACGTTGCGGCTGCCCTCTATCGCGCCCACCACATGGGAATTCCGTGGGACTACGGCAACACCGGCAACGGCACCCCGGTCCAGTCGCCCAACGGCGTATCAACCCCGGACCCGTCCAGCGGGATTTTCTACAACGTCAAGTTCACACAAGCGGTGGAATATGACGCCTATTTCAAGATCAAGGTTCGCCGCCAACCGGGCGCGTCGACTCCGACCGAAACCGTGAAAGAGGCAGTGGTGGCCTATGGCAACGGCGAGATTGACGGTGAAGACGGATTCGTGGTCGGTGCCTCCATCTACGCCTTCGACGTGGCAGGGGCCATATCGGCGCAAATGCCCGGTCTTTCCATCGTTGAGATCAAGGTCGCGTGCGTCCTGAAGGGCCTGTCGCCACCGGTGGACGGCGCGTATGCCTTTGAGTTCGCGATGGCGGCCTGGGGTATCGCCTCCACCAACGTCGGTAGCGTTCTAGTGGAGATTCTGCCATGATGACGCCCCACAATACGGACATTCTGCAGGCGCTCAAGTGGCTGCAGAATGAAGCCCCGAACATCCAGTCAATCATCTCCCAGAAGGCCGAGTGGTATGATCGGAATCACTTCCAATTCTGGGATGACTGGTATCAAACAGTGTTTAACATAGACACTGCCAGCGACTTCGGCTTGATCGTCTGGTGCATCATCCTTGGAGTCAACACCGAGCCGTTCAGCTTCGATCCGATTGAGAATGCATGGGGTTACGGCGCAAACCGCGAGAACTTCATATTCAGCGGCACGCCGGGAAGCCTCACCGACCCCAACCTGATCGGCGGCAACTTCATCGGCGGCGGCGCCGGTTCCATCGTTAACTTGGATGAGATTCGCCGCCTGCTGAAGTTGCGTTATGTCGCGTTGACCCACAACGGAACTTTGGCGCACATCAACTACATGCTGCGAGAAATCTTCAACGATGGTGAGCCTTGGGACTTCGCCAACGGCAACTATTTCTATGCCATGGACGTGACTGGTTCTGGCAATACCAGCAACGCTGCCATAAAGCGCCTCTATGAGAAGACGGCTGCTGAGGGCGAGGTGACGCTGCAAGAGGTCACCAGAAACCAAGGCCTGGCCGACTCCGGCTGGACCGGCGTGCAGACGACCGTGGACATTCAGGCTGCCGTTCCGGAATTTCCGTCCACCTACAGCGTCATCCGGATGACGGCCCAGTCGATATCCTCTGGCGCTCAATTCATGGGCAACCAGACAAATGCCGTGGCCGGTCGCCATGTCTTCCAAGCGCTGCTGAAGACGTCCGGCGTCAACCAAGTCGTGATGCAGGTAACGAACACCGCAAGCTTGGCATCGCAGATCGTCATCGATATCGGCGCGGCATCTATCATTTCCGTGGAAGGTGAATATGTCGATTTTGGCATAGAGCAGCTGGCCAACGGCTATGTGAAGGTCTGGTTGTGCGTTGACATCGCCGCCATCAACCCAATTGCCCGATTCTGGATGGCGGATAGCGGTCGCACCGGGATTCCCATCCCGGCTGGCGCCTACGTCACCGTGGTCGCGCCAATGCTTGCCCTTGGAAGTGACTACGGCAAATATGTTAAGCGCCCGACCAGCTCTGTCGTGACACAGAAGGACTACACGCTGACGGCATCGACCGGGGCGCTGGCCATGGGGTATACTATGGCGAGCAACGCGGAGCTGTTCTGGTCCGGTGGATTCAAGGGCGCTGACACCATCTTTGATGTCAAAGTTGGACAAGGGGATGGCTCCACAACGGCCTTCATCATCCCTACTCCGCCGAACTCCACCACCAAGACCGCGACGCCGATGTTGATAGAATACCGACTGGGCCAAAATGCCGGCGTGTCGGACCAGAGCCTGGTGATCTTAGCCGATCCAGAATCTGGAATCACCCCGGCTCCTGCTGGCGTTCGATATACCATGACCAAGGTGTAAATAATGGCACTCCTGACTCCTGATCTGATCCAAGCAACATTCGCATCTGGCGGCGAGAAAGACACGCCGCCGCAACTCTCCCCGCAAGGCTTCGTGAACTTCACCGAAGGATACACGCCATTCTATGAGATGCGACTGGATGCCGGCCAGCCGCAAGCCAAGGCGGTTGAGCGGAAGGTCCAGAACTACATGTTCAACCAGGCCACCCTGCATGCCAAAGCTTGGCAATCGGCCTGCATTCCGCCGTGGTACGCCGGAATGCCCGGAGGCTACGCCAAGAATGCCATTGTCATCCACGAGATTGCCGGTGTGGCCACCCCGTTTCGTTCGTTGGTCGCCGGCAACGTTACCACTCCCGGCTCCGCTCCGACTCAGTGGGAATATGTTCAGACCGTCTCGGAGATGATTCAAAACATCCCGATGCCGTCTGGCGGCGCGACTACTGCTATGGCATCGGCAGGCATCATTGCCACCGGAGGGGCGGCATACGATCCTCTGACGCTCCCTCGCGGAACATACATGTACTCCAACAATGCCGCTGCCGCTGCCACGCCGAATTTGCCAAAGGACATTCACACCGCTGCACCATCGGCGCTCGCTGGCATTCTGGAGGTGTGCACAGCAAGCGCCGTCGCAGGCGTCAAAATACTTCGATACGTGGACATGCTTGGCAACGTATACATCCTGCCGAGCGGCTCAACAACTTGGGTGCAATACACCAACTATGGAATCCTTCAGGCGCAGAAACCGACTTTTGCATTGACGGCATCGACCACTACCAACAACTATCTGGCCAACTTGACGCCAGCCCCTGCTGCCCTGACAGATGGCATGGAAGTTCGACTGCGGATGCACGCAAGCAACACCGGCGCATCGACACTTAATTTGAATAACCTTGGTGCCAAGACAATTCTGGGGCAGGCCTTCCAGGCACTCTCCGGTTCCGAGATGCTGATTGGACGCAACGTGACTCTGCGTTGGACGCCGACGTCTGATGCCTGGGTCATCATCAATGCGACGTCTCGTCTCCAGGTTAACGATGCCATTGCCGATAACCATGTACCGAGCTGGAAGCAAGTCAAGGACTATGTCGCTACAGAAGTGGTCATCGACTGGGACGAAGTCCAGAACAAGCCGGACGTCGTCATCAACAAGAACGCGGCCACCTTGTCCACTCTTTTGTTGAACCGGAATCCTGGTGGCGCCAACCCGGCCATATCTTGGCGCAACACTGATGGCGGATTAACCAGGTTTTCCGAGTCTCTGATTGACGACAACACCATTCGTCTTGCAACACAAGCTGTGGTCCTGCGAGAGTACACGCAAACCACAGTAGACTACAAGGCGATAACGTTTTTTCAACAAGGAATCCGCTGCACACAAACCACAAACGGCATGATCCGTTTCCTGGCAAGCGATGGACAGACAGCCAGGTACTTGTTTACCAGCAACGACACCGCCATGTACTTCTATGGCTATGATGATGCTGCCGCTGCTCAATTGATATATACGGCAAACAGACACACCCAAGTGATGGCGTTCTCCAAACGCCCGACCTTTGAAGGGGTTGTTCCTTGGGACGAGAACAACCTGGCCATGACTGGCGCTATCTCGGCGTTTAGCCACAGCTCGCCAGGCGGCGGCTGGTTGTTCTGTGATGGTTCTGCAGTTTCGCGAACCACCTACGCGGCATTGTTTGCGAAGATTGGCACGACCTTTGGTGCCGGCAACGGATCAACAACGTTCAACGTGCCTGACCTGCGTGGCCAGTTCGTGCGAGGTGTAGATGCCGGCAGAGGGCTTGATCCGAGTCGCGTACTCGGCTCCTCGCAAAGTTTCGCGATGCAATCGCACAGCCACACGGCGACGGCCTCCAATGCTGGCACGCACGACCACACGGCGACGGCGCTTGCCGCTGGCAGCCACACCCATACTACAACGGTTTCCACGGACGGAATCCACACCCACACTGCAAGCACCGGCGATGCCGGCGCACACACCCACACCGTCTCCGGCACTTCCGGAACAACTAACACTTCTCGGTTCTCTTCTGCCATCCAGCAAGGTGGTTCTGCGGCGAGCATCACCGTTCCTGCCAGCGGCCAGTCCACCACAGGCGTTATGTGCGACGGCCAGTCCGTATCTGGTCCTTTCGGTATCTACTTCACCAACACGCTGGAAGGTCACGCGCACTCCATCAGCGCCACTGCTGCTTCGAACGGCACCCACGACCACACTGTGTCCATTGCAAACAGCACCGGCCACACCCATACCGTCACCAACTCGACCATTGGCAACCACCAACATACGGTCGATGTAGACGTTGGCGGCGACCACGCCCACACCATCGTAGTCAACGCCAACGGCTCCACCGAGACGCGCCCGACCAATTTGGCGCTACACTATTTCATCCACATCTAAGGTTGAATATGGAAAGGTTAACGCAAAACATCATAGTGGTCGGCTGTGGCGCTACGGCGCTGCTAGCCGGCAAGTGGCTGGAACCCCTACAGGCTGCCTGCGATGAGTTCAAAATCGTGACGGCGAACCGCGTTGGGGCCTTCCTGGCCAACGTTGGGGTGGAGTCCGGTGGCCTGGTATCTCTGGTTGAATCGTTGTACTATACCGACCCGGTGCGAGTGGCCAAGATTTTCCGGTCGTCTATGGATATCAACAACAACAAGGTCGTGGATGAAGACGACATCGAGTTTGCCAAACAATACATCCGCAACAGCGAGAAGATGGCCAACCGGGTCTATGCGAACCGGATGGGCAACGGCAACGAGGCCAGCGGTGATGGGTTCCGCTATCGTGGGCGCGGCGCGATGCAGACGACCGGTCGCGAGAACTACGCCAAAGCGGGAAAAGCCCTGGGCGTGGACCTCATCGGAAACCCGGACCTGCTGACGCGACCGGACGTCGCCGCCAGATCGGCTGCGTGCTTCTTCCAGAGCAACGGCTGCAACGAGATGGCAGACGGCAACCAAATCTCCCGGATCGTCCAGACCATCAATGGCGCGCTGCCCAACGCCAACAACCACGGCCCGCTTCGTTTGGAGCGATATCACAAAGTAAGGCAGATGCTTGCTTGACCCAAAAGAAAGGGGCCTGGATGGCCCCTTTCTGCTGCTTCATAGTTATTCAGCGATTCCTTTCAGAACCTCTCCGGCAACATCCCCAATGCCAAAGTAGTTCGCAGCGATAGTCCCTAATCCTACCAACGCAGCCCTGAATACCTTATCTTTTACCGTTTCCCCCGCCAGTTTGACCAAGACCGCGACGACTTCCCTTTTCAGCACAGTCTTGACGACGCGAACAACGCGCAGCACGTCCTTTCTTTTCATGGCCTACCTCTCGATGCTATAGACTTCCCCCTCAGCCGTAATGGACGGCCACCAGCTGGTTTGGTTGTTGTATTGTTGGCAGCCCGGAAGCCCGGACACGGATAGTATACCTGGAAGTGGATGGCGGAACTATGGCGCCTGTCGGCGGTCTAATGCCGTCCGTATCCGGACACTAGGAAGGCGCAGACAAGAAAAAGGCCGGGCAACCGCTCGTGTGGATTGCCCGGCCTAATGTCCGCTATTACAGGTCGAAGTAGTCGCGGAATCCAGCGAAGACGGCATGACGCGGCACGTCCTTCATACCATGAGCGAAGAACTTGTATCGCACCAAACGCCTGGAATTTCTGATCACATCGCGCATCCCCCAGGCCGTCCGGCGCTCTTCCAGCGTCATTGAGCTGGCGCTCACCCGGAAGTCTTTGGCGTACTTCGGACTGCGGACGACGAAGGCCCCAAGCATGCCGGACGGCACCAGGTTCTCCGCGTGATCCGAGCGTTTGGTGCGCCCAAGCTCATCAACGAATGCCTCGTTTTCGTTGTGCAGCAACTCCACGAAGTCGACAATCTCGCCCTCTTCATGGCTCATCCGCTTCACCTTCAGCAGAATGCCTTCTTTGACGGTAGAGCGCCCGAACTTGTAACGGCCATTCGGGTCGCGAATCATCACGCCCTCATATCCTTCCGCCAGCTTGATGGATTCGAACTCGTCAAGCTCATCCATGTTGCGGATCAACTTGTGCTCCACCAGTCGTAGGCGCGGCGCGTCGATAATATCATTGAGCCGTTCAACGCGACTGGCCGCGCTGTCCAGACGCTTCTCAAAAGGATCGTTTGGGTTGGTGATATCATCGAAAATGTGCCAGGAGAAATCCGGCTCACCATCGATGGCGCGAAGCGCGCCAGAGGTGCCCTGGAACACCTTCGGGTCGGTCGGGCTGCCCACGGTCAACTCGCCATCGAGGCGGTCAAAGAGCGAATTGGCGAGAGTCGCGCGCACGAAGTTGTTCGGCATCGGCTTCCGGCTGCGACTCAACATCACCTGGTCATGGAAGGAGCGGAATCCGTCGATTTTACCGGAGCCAAATACCGGGAATCGGATTTCTTCTTGGACGGCATCGGAGGCCAGCAGCGGCTTGATAAGGACGGTCATGCTTTGGCCTCCTGCTGGTGGACTTCTTCGCTCTGGTACAGGCCGATGATCGACTCATACAGAGGATCGTCCGTCTTCACGAACGCGCCATTGTGCATGATGCCGCGACGGTCTTTAATTTCGTTGTACGCCGATTCGAACGCCTCCAGCACATCGATGCTGTAGAGATTCGCGACTTGCTCCAGGGAGGCGACGATGATGCCCAGTTGAACGGCCAGTTTTTCATTCTGCCCTTTGACGGCGAAACGCGCGCCACGACCGATGGCGATGCACAGGCCGTTGACGGCGCCATGTCCAGGACGGCTAGCCAGCGCGACTTCGATGTGCGGCTTCAGCAGAGAACCGATCTGCTCCGAGATGACCGTGGCCACAACGATACCGTCGCCAATGGCATCGATGATAAGCTCTCGGTCGCTGGTTTCCATGCCCAAAAACAGCTCTTCCATCACCTCTTCGACCAGCTTCAAATACTGGTCCTTGGGGGTGGCACCCTTGATCAGATTGCGCGCGTGCGCCCAGCCGACGGTATTGTTGTAGGCGATTGCGAAGCGTGAGGTTCGTTCAGCGATCTGGTTCATTGCACATTCCTGTTTGCGGCGTCAAGGGCCGAGTTCATGTTGATTTGGTTCTGGCGGGAGGTTTCGCGAGTGGCGCCGAAGTAGAAGGCCATGGCCTGCTTCAACTCGTTAAACCAGAAGCCTATGATGGTGCCGAGGGTGACGGACGCGGTCGGGTCTTTCAACATCTCGCGACCGAAGGTGAAGATGGCAATGAAGACGAACACGGACCCGGCAAGCAACACAAAGGTGATGGCCGGGCGTACCATATCCTTGTCCAGCGCAGCCAGACGTCGGGCCGAGTCGCGGTCTTGGACTTCCAACTTGTGGGTCTGGTTCTCCGTGTTGGCTACCATGGCCGCGTGCTGGTAGGAGAGTTCCGCGAGCTTGGTCCGCTCGTTTGACTGGAGTTCTTCCAGCCGTATACGGGCCTGCGGGTCGGTTTCTAGCGCTGCTGCGACGGCTGCAGGAGTTGACCCCACCCCAAGCGCGCCTGCCACCAGCAGGCCAACGGCGCCACCAGCCGGGCCGCCGATCAGGGTGCCAAGCGCCGGGGCGAACGCGCCGACCTTGGACGCGATGTCCTTCCATTCCATGTCAATTTCCTCGCAAAAATAAGGCGCCCATTAGGACGCCTTATTTGGTTGGTTGGCGGGTTAGAATCCTTCGGCCTCGGTGGCCTCACCAACGCCATCGCCACCGCTGCTGGCTGCATCGGCCTTGTTGTAGTCCACGTTGGCTTCGCCAGCGATGATGGTGCTGTAGAAAGCTTTCGCGGATTCGTACATGCCCTTGTCCGATACCAGGCCTTCCAGTTCGAAGCCGGCGCCAGACCAGGTGCCCTGGTCATTGGACTGGGCGATGGTGGACAGGCGGACCATGTTGGCGAAGGTCGGAGGCGTCTTCATGCCTTGCGGCGTCTGGACCTTCTTCTGGCTCAGCGAGGTCATCAACTTCTTGGAAGCCTTGATTTGGCTGGAGGCCAGGGATAGGATGGCATTGCCAAACTCGCCGGTTTCCGGATCGATGACGATGACGAAGTGCTCGCGAGTGTCGGCATAGTAGTCGTTTTTCTTCTCGTTCACACTGCCATCTTCGTTCGGCACGAAGTAGCGGCGGTCAACTTCCTTGACCTTGGTGGGGTCTTGGACGATTGCGCGGAATTGCTCAACGGTGAGCACGCCCTTGAAGCCCTTGTTTTCAGCCTCGCGACCGCCCCAGCGGATGAAGCTGCGGCGATAGGCACAGGGGATGATCAGGATGCCGGCTTTGCCATCGTAGAGACGACCGGTGACGGTGTTGTAGATCATGCCGGCCTTGGCGCCTTGAACGTACTTGGCACTGTCTTCGTCCACCAGCGGGGACATCTTCTGCAGAATCTGCAGGAAGGGAATGGCATACGACTCGGCATCAGCGCCTTCGAAGCCGGAGTGGCCGCCGAAGTCGCTCATGTCCATGAATTCAGCGACCGCGCCGCCCTGGGTGGCCAGAGCCACGTCCTTCACTTCTTCTTCTTTTCCCTTGGTCGCATCTTTCACATTGGTACCGGCCATGTTTGGCTCCTTTCTGGTTTGGTTTTCAGCGTTCAAGCTGTGGTAGTATCGTATGGTTTTTGGTGCGGAAAAGCAATCACTTTTTCTTGGCTTTGGGTGTCTTAATTTCTGCCTCGGTGAACTCGAACACGTTGACCTGCTCAGGCAGCTGGGTGCCCTTCTCTTGCTGCTCCTTGCAGAAGCTTTGGAGGGTCTGGTAGTGGACACTTTGATTGAGGGACGGGAAGAAATCGGCTTGCTCAAGGATTTCGCGGGCCTTTTTGGCCTGCTCCATCTCGCCGCGCCCGAATTCGCACGCCACGTTGGTCTTGACGATGCCATCATTTTCGGTTTCCTCCAGCCACTTGTAGAAGGCTTTGGCCTTCTCTTCCGGCACAGAATACTTGGCCTTCTTCTTGACGACCACTTTGCGACCATCGGTCAAAGTCGTCTCTTCCAGTCCGAGTTCCTTCATGATTTCCGGAATCAGCTCACGCTTGACCTTGGACAACTCTTCCTGCTTTTCCGCCAACTCCTTCTCAAGCCGGGCGACGTCTGCGGCCAGGCCGTTGGCGGAGTTGACCTGGACCAGCAGGCGGGTGCCAGCAGGCAACTCTTCCACGTTGGCTTCCGGGAGGTCGGCCCAGTAGTCCAGCGGTGCCGATTCGTTCACGTGTTCGGGGATTTGGTCTTCAGGGGTGCTCACAAAGAAATCTCCACTTCGATGTAGTCCTTCAGGATGCGATCCCACTTCAACATCTTGATGGAGTCGAAACGACGCAACAAGATGGCCGAGCAGGCCGCGATGATTGCCGGGTCGCCCACGGCCATGAGAAAGTCGCCAGTTTCAAAGTCGACCAGTTCGGCCTTGGCCTTGCTGATGACCGGCGCCATTAGGGCCGTCTCTTCATCCGAATCGATGACGGATCGAAGTGCGCCAAATCGCGCGGCCTTGGTAAAATCCAGCTGCGGCCTCAGCTTGCCGCTGGACATGTCACGACGTTTTGTAAGGTGGGGGATATACACGCGACTCATTGATGAATCTCCTTTTGCTGGGAGGATTATGCCGGACTCAGAGGAGTCCGGCAACCTCTTAAATCAACTATTTACCAGCTTGTTGACAGTTCCGTCGATAACAAAACGGGCCAGCTGTGTCTTCATTTCAAGCGAGCGCTGGATGGCCAAATCAATCGTGTCCTCGGCAACCAAGTCCCAATAGGTCACCGTGGTCTTGGTGCCAATCCGGTGGTTGCGATCCTCGGACTGCATCCGAAGCTCGTTGTCAAAGTTGACACTGTAGTAAATGGCCGTATCCGCAGCGGTCAGGGTGATGCCGATTCCGGCTGCTGCTGCGTGTCCGATAAAGACCCGGTATTTGCCTGATTGGAAATCATCAATGTTCTCCTCACGGTCGCCCTTTTTGGTGTCGCCGTAATAGGTCCGACAAGAGATGCCCATCCCTTCCAGCGCTGCCTGGATTTGGAGGATTTCCTGCTCATAGACCGCCCAGACGATGATCTGGCGCTCAGGATCGTCATCTAGGAGGTCGCCCACCAGCTCCTTGAATTCCCTCATGCGCGGGTTGTCTTCAGGTCCAAGCAGAACCGGCTCGCCATAGATGTTGATGAAGCCGGACGTCACCTGCTTCAGCTTGGTTCGCGCGGCGATGGCCTCAAACGACACGTTCATCAGGAAGTCGTCGGCCTTCAGCAGAAATTCATAGTCCTCCTCAACTCGCTGGTAGACTTCGCGCTGCTTGGGCGTGAGCTCAAAGAACTTGACCTTGTAGACCTTGTCCGGCAGGTACGGCATGGCATCCTTCTTGGTCACCCGGAATGAGTGTGGCGCTATGAGGCGCTGAAGCTTCTCCAGGTTGCGGAACATCGGCATGCCGTTTTCGTCCTTCTTGACGACTTGCGGCGGAACCCTGGACTTGCCATCCAGACGCTTCATGATGGCAATCATCTCCGGGTCGTCCGGGTCCAGCAGCACGGCAAATTCCGAGGTGAATGCCCGGTACGATTTCGTGCCAAGAATGCCTTCGCGCAGGAATTGGTACTGCATGAAGAGGTCGGTGGGCGCTCGCGTCAGAGGCGTACCGGAGAGGATGCGGCGAGCCGTGGCCATAGTCCCAAGCTTGACGACCTTCTTGGAGCGTTGCGCTTGCGGGTTCTTGATTCGGGTCGATTCGTCCACCACCATGATGGTGCGCGGGAAGGCCGTCAGAAACTTCTCAACCTCCTCATATCCAGAGGAGGCATTCACGGCATCGATGTTGATGGCGAATACGCGCAACGGCGCCTTGCCGGCTTCGTAGTGATCCGCATAGAGCCGGTCCAGCCGGGCGCGCGCCTTCTTGGAGGTCGGGCGGCCTCGCCAGGCCTCGCATATCGTCGGGATGGCGAGGTGCTGCGGAATCTCGCGTAGAATCCAGTTGGTGTGAACGCCGTTCGGCGCCACGATCAACAGGCCGTCGATTTTGCCGGCCAGGAAGGCGCGCGCAACATCGGCCAGGGTGGTCCAGGTCTTGCCGCAGCCCTGCTCCATCAGGTACGCGAAATTGCGCTTGCCCTCCGAGGCCTGAAGGGCGTCAAACTGGTGCTTCATCGCCTCGGTCTTCATGCCGGGGACAGGATAGGTGGTCATGGCGTTCATCGCATGTTCTCCAGGTACTTGATGCACTCTTCCTTGCCAAAGGCGAATATGACGCCATCCGGCTCCTCAAACAGTTGCTGCTTAGTGACTTCCTCCAGCGGGACCATCGGATTCAGCAACAGCCAATCGCTTTCGATCTTGGCCAGCACGAAGGCCTTGCCTCCCCAGCTGATGCGCTCGCGGAGGAATGGCAGTTGCCCCTTCTCGAAAGCTCCGCGCAATGGGGCGGTATTGGGTCGCGCTGGCCACGATTCCAGGGCCTTGGCTTCTACCCATGCGATGACTCCGGCCCGGTTCTGCATGGTGGTATCGGCCATGCTAGAGCGCTGGGAATTCTCGATGCGGTCGATAAGAAGACGCCCAAGCGAATCCTTCTTGAAGGCATTGACGGCAGCCAGTTCGCGGTCAATCCGTTTGCTCACTGGGCCGCCCCTTCTTCGCCAACGGCGAAGTCCAACAAGCCAGTCTTGAAGTCCAACGGAACAAGAGAGCGAGTCTCATGGCAGGCATAGTACATGGTGAAGGCCATTTTATCGTCAAGGACTGCGATTTGCGTGTAGCCTGCCCATCCGCTGGCGCGGCCATCACCTGCCACCAGACGGAACCGGAACCCGTTGGCCTTGCCATTGTCTTGTGTTTCGACCTTCATTGCTCTTCGCCCTCTTCTGCCAGTTTCACGAGCCTGTCTTCGTGCGCGACCAGTTCTGCCTGGGTGTATATGCGCTTGATGTTCTTGACGATGAACATGTCGATGTCGCTGATCTTCCAGCCTTTCACCAGGAACCAAGAGCCCATGGTGGCGCCCTCTGCGATGGGCTTTCCGAGGGCCACGAACTTGTCCGGGCGGATGCGGAATCGCATGGGCGAGTCAGTGGAGTCGTCCACCATCATCAGGTCAAGGAACTGGGTCAGGCCTTCCTTGCGCTTTCCGCCACGTTTCTTGATCCTGATGGCCTCGTTTTCGTCGGCCAGAACCTTCTTCGTGAGCTTGCCGATGATCAGGCCATCGTCCCGGTCCTTGACGTCCTTCATGCCAATGATCGGGTTGCCGGAGACGACGCCTGCCAGGCGCGGGTCGGCGTAGTAGTGGCCGAACTTGGTGTGAGCCTCTGCCAAGTCGGCAAACTGGACCTCGGCACTGGCCAGCGCGGCTGCGGCCTTGTTCCAGTCGCTCACCCGCTTGATGTGCTCGCCGCCCATCTCCTTGTACTGGGCCTTGGAGTCCTTGAGACGCCGTTTGACGTCCGCCAGATCGGCCTTCAGAAGCTTCGCCAGCTCTTTGTCCGCCTGCTCTTTGGCGACCTCAAGACGTCCGGACAACTCGTCCACTTCGTCTTGCAAGTCCTCCAGCGTCTCCGGGGTGATCGGTAACGACGCCAGGAACGCGATGGACTCCTTGACGCTGTCGCGCAGCTGGATGAACTTCTCGGCTTTGGACGGGCCGAATCCCTTGGCGTTCATGATGCCGCCGATCAGACGTCCATCTGCCACGACCCAGTTAAGGCCTGAGTGCTCAGGATCGATTGGCGTATAGTTCACGCCCTCCTTGGCCAGCTCGCGAAGGATGGCGATGGTCTGCTCATCGTCCTTGGCCGACCGTAGGCAGGCCGCAGCGAATTCCAGCTTGTGGTAGCACTTCAGCCAGCAGGTCCAATAGGTCACCACTGCATAGCTCACCGAGTGTGATTTGTTGAAGCCCCAGGAGCCGAATGTCACCATCTCGTTCCAGATTTTCTTGGCCTGGTCTTCCGGCACGCCCTGGGACATCGCTCCGGTCACGAAGTCGGCGCCCATCTGGTTGAAATACTCCTCGCCCTTCCGGCCTGACATGGCCTTCCGGACGGCAGAGGTTTTGACCCAGTCAAACAGGCCGATTTCCTTCACCACGGACATGATCTGTTCTTGGTAGAGGAACACGCCATAGGTGTCTTTGAGATACTTCTCCAGGTGCGGCACATCATACGTGACGGCCTCGCGACCGTTGGAGCGTTCGATGTACTTCTGCGCCATACCGGAGGCCAACGGACCCGGACGCGCCAGCGCCGTCAAGTTGTCGATCTTGGAGAACCGATCAACGTCCACCGAACGGGTAACAGAACGCACGGCATCGCCTTCGAACTGGAAGATGCCACTGACCTTGTCCTGGTTGATGATTTCGAACACCGCCGGGTCGTCCAGCTTCAAGCCATAAAGCTCTTCCGCGTTGGTAACACCGGCATCCTCGATGATGCCCAGAGTCCGCAGTCCGAGGGCGTCAATCTTCAACAAGTCCAGATATTCGGAGTCCGGCTTGTCGATCTGTCCGACGCCATCGGCGTTGACCGTACAGAAATCAGAAATCGGCTCGTTACAAACCAGGATGCCTGCGGCGTGAACGCCAGTATGGCTTGGGTGGATTTCCAGGTCGCCCATGCAGGCCGAAGCCTCTGGATAGTTGGCACGGAACTCCTTGCCAGGTTCAGTGCCGGCGAAGGTATCCTCCAGGCCCTTGCCATAACGGGCGTCACCGGATGAATACTCGATGAGCGAGTTGCGGATTTGCTGCGCCTCTTGCTCTGGAATGTTGAACTTCTTGCGCACCTGCTGGATGACAGATGCCGCTTTGAGCGTGTTGATGTTGCCCAGCTTGGCGACGTTCTGTGCGCCATACTTGTTCTGCAGATACTCGAAGACCATCCAACGCTTGGTGTCGTTGAAGTCAATGTCGATATCAGGCAAGTCGGCGCGGCTGATATCGATGAAGCGCTGGAATAGCAGGTCATGCGGGATCGGGTCCACCTCGGTGATGCCGAGGACGTAACAGACCAGCGAGCCGGCAGCGGAGCCGCGAGCC